CTCTTATCAATCTCTGTGAGAATGGGTTTCCAATACCGGTTGAACACTTGGGAATGTTCATAGAACTCTGCATGAGACCGGGCTGCAGCGCGTCGCTCAGGATTGACTGAGGTCAGATACGCATCTTGCAGGTTCTCTACAATGGAATGAATGAGTGGTGTTGCAAACCATGAGGATTGCAGAGCGTCCCAATCAGGCTGAACAGCGGTGACCCAACCGTGATCTGCAACTAACTCTGGTTGAGCGGTGAACGCAGACACAATTGATGGGACACCACACGCTGCAGTCTCAAGGACTGGAACTCCGAAACCTTCACCACGGGAACACATCAGGTGAACGTCAAGTGATGCCATGATTCCAGCAAGAACACTTTGTGGAAGTCCTGCGTAGTAGGCCCATTGGTCAACCCACACCAGACGGTCTTCAGGGATGCCACATGCGTGAGCAAGTTTCACAAGGTCAATTCCACCTTGTGCGCCACGCTTCTCAGAATGAATGTAAAGAAACACGTCTTCACGCTGCTGCATGAACTGTGCCATTGCCAGAAGGTTTTCTCCCCACGCTTTGCGTAGCGGGTTCGTTCCCTTATTGGCTGCAACGATTCCAACTAGGAATGCGTCTTCAGGAATGTTCAGGACTGTGCGTCCAGGCGCACCACCAATTGTTGCATCCGGTTTGAACACGGATGTGTCAACGCTGTGTGGTGCATACATTGAATCAATGTCTGCGTTGTGCAACATCTGTTCCCCAAAGCGGGACATTGCAATTGGCAGAACATTGTCCCGCTGACACCAGTCCAGAACATCTGGTGGTGCAGGTGTGTGATCAATAGGAACCCATGATGCAATCACGGGAACATCATCGATCTTGTGAGACTTGAACACCCAGCAGTCAAAGAGTGTGATCAGCGCTGTGCGCTTTTTGGTTGTCTCTTCTGCGTACTTGGTATGCGCTGAGAGGACATCTGCTGAGTATGGGGTGAATCCGCAGGGGAGGACTTCGATACCTTCCCAACTGGAGATTCCCCCTTGCAGTCCGTAGTTGACTGAGAGGGTGACGGTTTCTTTTTCGCGTTTGATTGCTTGCGCGAGTGCGGCGGTTTGGACTCCGTATCCGGTTCCGGTCCACGGTGCGTTGGAGTGGATGAGATAACCGGTTGCGCTCGATGAGCGTCCAGCAGCGGTTCCGCTAACCAGTCGGGAAGTTCCACTTCCGCTCCGTGAATGAGAACCAGCATTGTTGTTCCGTTTCTTGCCCATGTTGTTTTCTCCTTGGCCCGTGAGTGTTGCCCGTGGTGCGGGAGATGAAGACGCAACAGGTACGGGCCGACCTGCAGATATCTTCATCTCCCGCGAACTCAGATGATGCGTCCGATCAGGACGCGCCACCCTTGAAATACTTCACAGCGTTTGCATCCACAACGTTGCCATCTCCGCGCCATGTGACACGGAAGGTGATCAGGTCATTGAGGAAGCCAACTGAATCGTCTCGACTCACATCGATACCGCGAACCTGTCGGACGAAATAGGCAGAAGCGAAGTCACCGAAGATGACCGAACGCGCACCGGTTGCAGCAGACGCAATGTCTGGGTTTTCCAGAACAGCGTGACCGAGCAACTGATCCGGCTGACCATCTTGGAAAGACGGTTGCCAGATGTAGGAACCGTTTCCGTCCTTGATCTTGCGGACAGCAGCGGTGGTTGCAGCGTTCATCTGGAATGCTGCTCCACGACGGCGATACGGTGATGCCACGGAATAAACGAGGTCCACCAGATTTTCATAAGTCGGAACACCAGAAACACCAGTTCCACCGGTAACAGCAGAGCCTGCATTGGTGACGATACCGACAGGCTGAACCGTTCCGGTTCCAACCGTGAGTCCGTAGTTCACCGCGGTGCCCATGCCAACAGCAGCCTGCGACGCGACGAACGAAAGCAGATCAATACCGCTGTCCTCTACGACCTCTCGCGAGAGCTGAAAACTAGCGGCATATTTGAACGCGCCAAGCGTAATGAACGCAGCAAACGTCGGATCCGATTCCGCAATAGCAGTTCCTTCTGCAGTAATAGCAGGAGCGGTGTACGACGCGGTACGCGGGATCTGAAGGCTCTCACCTGACGTGGTGGTGAGCATCGTCACCACGTTGCCATCAAGCATTGGGCCTTGAATCACGAGTTGTTCAACCAGGCGATCATAGAAAGAAGTCGGAACCGGTGAACCGGTGCTGGACTTCAACACATCGCGCTGTTCAAACGAATGGTTGCGACGCTCACCCAGAGCAATTTCACGGATGATGTCTGAATCATTCTTCACACCGGGTGCAACCTCACGGGCTGCAAAGTCGGCGGGAAGGCCAAGTGCTGAACGGGACTCATCAATGGCGCGTTCACGCTTCTCACCCTCAAGAAGGAAGGTGCGACGTGCGTCAAGTGCGTCAATGTCTGAGTTCATGCGGTTGAATTGTTCCGACTCTTCGCCGGTAAGGTCTCGACCTTCAGCAGCCGCGTCATCAAGAAGGCTCTTGGCCTGTTCCCATGCACGCGCGCGCTGTTCGGTCAGACGTGAGATGAGTTCTTCACTCATGGTCTGTCCTCCAATGGACTGTTGGTTTTTATGATGAACGCAAGTGGTGGTCAATGGTGGTCACATCGGGATGTGACCGGGCATCAACTCCGGTCTGCGAAGGTTCAACCTGATTCAGCGTTTGCTGTTCAGGTCGAAGATGCGTTGTGCAAGAGCGACCGGGAGACCACGGTCTGCTACTTCTTCAACGGCGATTTCTTCAGTATTGCGAACCGTGACCCCTGAGGTTGCTTTGTACGCAGGGAATCCGGTCACAACTGACACCTCATGCAGAATGACTTCCCGCAACTCACGCGTCTGACCGTTGTCAGAGAATGAGTCACCTCCACGGGGAATTGAGAACCCAAATGACATGGAGTGAACAACCCCTGATTCAATGAGGGTTGCAAGGTCACGTCCAGCGGTGGTGTCTGGAAGGTCTGCTTCTGCACGCAAACCGCGCGCGTCTTCACTCAACCGGAGTGAGCCATTGCGGGTAGTTGCGAGTGGCTGACCAGAGTCATGATTTACGAACATACGGATTTCACGTTCACTCTTGAGTGTGCGCCGGAATGCACCAGGCGCAATTGTCTCTGTGAACGGAAGTGGTTCAGACGGTGAGTTGAACACAGCAGCGTAACCGGAGAACACAGGAGAACCATCTGTGTCTGCTGCTCGGAGTTCTAATCCTCCAACTTCCATGGTGCGGTATTCAACCTCACGTCCGTTGACGCGACGTTGCTCCGCTTCCAGCATTGCGTACCGGACTTTTGGTGCTGACAATTCTTCTTCAATTGCAACACCTGTCTCGATGTCTTCCATTTCAGACCTCACAGTTTCTTGATCGTTGCTCACATCTTCCATGATGGATTGTGAACGGTTCCATCCAGCATCTCCACCCCACAATGCCCATGCAATGCGTCCGTTGGATGGATAACCGTCTTCACCGGGTGACCATCCTTCTGCATCACGGTCACTTTGGTGTCTGTCAAAGTAGGCTTTGATTCTGCGCCAAGTATCAATGGGAAGGTTCTTCTCATTCACAATGTCCCGTGCGCGTGCAATACCTATCTCAGTTCCACCACGTCCGTACTCATTGCGCCAATCCAAACCGCGTTGCGCTTCCTCAATCATCCCCTCTGTTGGAGGATATGAATCAAGCGCGCGCGCTTCTGCTTCTGCAATCTCTAATGCTGCAAGATGAGCTGCAGCCTCAGACTGTGTTGCATGGCATCCACCGGGAACGATGGATTGATCTTCAATTTTGATGACTGCGAAACCGTCGCAACCATCAGCGTTGTCTTCAATTGTGTAGGGCATGAATCACACCGGAGGGTCTGCGTCTGTTCCCACGGGTGGCAGATCAGGGTTGTCACCCGGAACGGCCATGGGCGCACCGGGAAGAGCCATGACGAAATCTGAGCCTCCGGGGAAGTATGGTTCCATGCCTTCCATGGCGCGTGCTTCATTCGGTGTCAGGATGCCTGACATGATTCCG